GTACTGGCGTTTGCCCAGACGACATGATGGATTTGAATGCGCGTGAAAATGAAACGATAATCGAAGGCATAGCAAACGATAAAAGACATATTGTTTTGAACGGCAAGATTTGCGACAAGCCGGTAGATTTTGACGCGATAAAAATCGAGCTTCAAGAGCAGTTGCGCGTAATGCGAAACGCCAAATTGTCAGCTACAGATTGGACTCAGATCCTAGATGTTGATTTGACGCAGGATCAAGTTGATGCTTGGAAATCTTACAGAAAAGAATTAAGAGATTTACCGAGCAGGCATGAAGATTTGATGGATTTTGAAGATGTCATTTGGCCTACGCAGCCAGCTTAATAATACTGATACAATAGGTCTACAGACTTGGAGAATACAACATGGCTCAGATAGATACTTTAACAAATGTCGGCGCAGTAGTAAGCACTGACCTTGCGCTGATCCTGCGCGGCGGTGCCAACGTGCTCGGAACCTTTGGCAGTCTGGTAGGCCAGAACGCGACAAGTGTCACCATTACAGGCGGCACGGTCAATAACACGGTGATCGGTGGTGTAACGCCAGCGGCTGGTAGTTTTACTACGCTAGGGACTACAGGAGCGGCGACGTTTAGTGGCAACGTCACGGCTGATACTGGTGAAATAACAAGATTAGGCTTAGGTGATTCCGCACACGCGTCCGCAGCACTATTAATAAACACTACTAATCAGCACATTCGTTTAAATAATGGGTCAGAGCTTGGCGTGATAGAAGTAGATTCTGGTGGTGATTTAAACATCTGGGCGCATGGTGATGGGGAAACGATTAACCTAAAAACTGGCTCTGGATCAGGGACTAATGTTCTCAGTGTTGTGGGGAACAATGTGGGTATTGCAGGACAAGCAAGCCCAACTTACAAACTTGATGGCGGTTTCGCAGACCAAACATGGGGTTGGTATTTAAACAGCAGTTACAACGCTGGATTTACCTTTAACACAACAGAAAGAAGTTTATTGATTCATACAAAGTCAGCCGAAAACATTGACCACATCAAATTTGCTACTGGTGGCACTGGCGCAGAACGCATGCGCATCGACGCCAGCGGCAACGTGGGTATTGGTACGAGTTCACCCGGAAGTTTTACTGCTGAAACTGGAAGCAAATTAGTAGTAGGAACGGGAAGCTCAAGTACTGGGGCTATTACTTTATATTCTGGAAACACAGGTCACGGAGCAATTAATTGGGCTGACGGCACTTCAGGCGCAGATACATACGCTGGCATTTTGAGGTATGACCATGGCCTTAACGCTATGCAGTTTTACACAAATGGGTTAAATGAGCGTATGCGCATCGACGCCAGCGGCAATTTGTTGGTGGGGCGGACGAATACGTCTTTTGGAAACACTGGTCATGTTTTAGCGCCTTCAGGTTTTGTTTATCACGAACGTGATGGCGGTGATTCGGTAATGTACTTAAATCGTCTAACATCGGACGGAGACATTATTCGTTTGTACAAAGACGGCGCAACCGTAGGTAGTATTAATGCTGCTTTTTCGGATTTAGCAATAGGAAATGGTGATACTGGCCTACACTTTAATAGCGGTTCAGATCAACTTAATCCGTGGAATATTACAACAAACTTAGCAAGAGACAATGCAATAAATTTAGGTGCTTCAGGCGCACGCTTCAAAGACCTATACCTATCAGGCGGTGTCTACTTAGGCGGCACAGGCGCTGCTAATCATCTGGATGATTATGAGGAGGGGACTTGGACTCCTACGATTGGTGCTACTACCGACCCAACTATGACTTACAGCGCACAAAGCGGCTATTACACCAAGGTAGGCAACCTTGTTACTGTTTTTGGCAGAATTCTTACAGCTACAAGGTCAGGAGGGAGTGGACAATTAACTGTAGACGGGCTTCCTTTTGTTGTAAACGGTGCAGTGGACGGCCCAATTACCATTGGTTTTAATTTTAACTGGGCTATTCCACCTAACGGCGGTTCTTGTCAAACTAGCTCACAGCATATACTTCTTTACTCAAGCATAGAAAATAATACGGCAAGTTTTCCCGCTGACATTTTAGCCAGCGGTACTTCTTATTTAATATTTTCAGCGTCATATCAAGCTTAACAACCATACGCCTATCGGACGGTAGGCACAGACAGGAGCAACACCATGTTAGAAAAAGTAATCACTCAGGACAAGATTGAAATCGTTGGCCCATACAAGGCCGTTCAAATCAGGACTTGTACGCAGGTACTTGAAGACGGCGTAGAGCTATCCTCAGGCTACCATCGTCACGTTATCACTGCTGGTCAGGACTACAGCGGCGAGTCAGCAGAAGTTCAGGCGATCTGTGCAGCCGTTCATACTGCTGAAGTTGTAGCGGCCTTTGAAGCATCACAGGCGGTTGAGTAATGGAGTACGTTATCAACGCATACATAGTGGCCACCTCATTGGTCACTGTAGCCAGTATCGTCGCGAATTATACTGACACTCCTAAAGATGATGTATGGGTGGCTAAGGCTTACAAGCTCATGGAAACCTTTGCATTCCTAAACAATAAGGCGAAGCAGAAATGAACTGGACTATTGCACAACTTGAAAGAACTGTCGCTGATGGCGGCGTTACCATAGCACACTGGAGAGTTTCAAAGACTGACGGTGAATACTCTGCCAGTTCATACGGCACATGCTCATTCACGCCTGATGAATCTGCTGAAGATTTCGTAGCCTTTGATGACCTGACCGAAGAAGTGGTACTGGGCTGGGTGCAGGCGACGATGGACGTTGAGGCTCTTGAGGCGAGCTTTGATGCGTCTATTGAGTTGCAGAAGAATCCGGTCAATGCCAGTGGGTTGCCGTGGTAGTTGTGATAACATACAAATTCAACTATAGGGGATAATAATGATAACAATTGATGACGTATTGTACGAAGAATCGGATCTGAGTGATGTGGCTAAAGCGCACGTTGAGCGCATCAACCAGCTCAGGCAGCAATTGGCGCAATTGACTCAGCAAGAAAACGAGCTGAAAGTGCTGATTTCAGCCTATGCCAACGCAGTTAGCCAGTCCGTGAAAGAAGAAAATGAAGAAGAAAAGGAAGAAAAGGACGAGGCTGAATAATGCTCGAGCAATTGATTGGGCCAATAGCCGGGTTGCTGGGAAAGTTTGTCGAGGACAAAGACCAGAAAAACGCATTGGCGCATGAAATTGCAACATTAGCGCAGAAAGAAGCGCACAAAAATGCAGCTCTTCAACTGGAAGTCAACAAGACTGAAGCCGCTCACAAAAGCCTTTTCGTGGCCGGGTGGCGACCATTTATCGGCTGGTGCTGCGGTCTGGGTCTGTTATACTCGGTGCTCTTGGCCCCATTGCTAGATATTTGGTTCGAGATGCCAGCGATTGATTCAAGCATTTTGATGCCGACGATGACCGGAATGCTCGGACTTGGAGCTTTGCGAAGCTACGAGAAAGTGAAAGGAGTTAGCCGCGAAAAATGATAACGGAGCACTCAAAGGCAGCACTTGACGTGGCGTCAGTTACGGCCACGGTTTCCGCATTAATGGGCTGGCTACCCGCCGTTGCTGCGGGTCTTTCTATCGTTTGGACTCTGATCAGAATCTGGGAGACCGACACGGTCAGGAAACTTTTCAAGCGGGATGAATAATGGAAACAGTAGACGCAATTGTTTCGCTTTGGCCGGTTGCTGCTGGCATATTCTTGCTGGTTTTGACTATTGGCCGAATTTTGAACCGGCTTGAGGTTTTAGAATCGAAAATGATTGAGGCTTGGAAGGCTATCAACGAGCTGATTCGCAAATGAAAAAGCTCCGAGAGATGATCAAACGACATGAAGGTGTTGAAACTCACGCTTACAAATGCAGCCAGAACAAAACCACCATTGGCGTTGGGCGCAATATCGATCCTGACGGCGGTATAGGTCTGTCAGAGGCCGAAATCGATTACTTGCTTAATAATGACATCAACCGATGTATCGGCGAGCTGAGTGGATTTGTGTGGTTTCCTGATTTAAGTGAAGCAAGACAGAACGCCATAATCGACATGGTGTTTAATCTCGGCATCACTCGTTTCAAAGGCTTCAAAAACGCCATCACGGCAATGTCTAAATCAGACTTCGAGACTGCCGCCGATGAGTTCTACGACTCACGCTGGGCAAAGCAGGTCGGCAACCGAGCAATCGAGATCTGCGAGATGATCCGCAAAGGCTAAACCG